CCCTTTCCCGGCAATTGCGTTCCTGAGAGACGTTGACTGGACGTAGACCCAAGCAGAAACCGAGAACGGGGCCGTATTCGACCAGGAGATATCGCAGCTGGTCGTCGCGTACTGGTCTCCGTTTGACGTGAACTGGATTCCGCGTCCGACCTTAGCTGCGACAACGTGAGAGCTGGTGATGTTCGTAGGCGTTCCGTTGCACCCCATCGGGGAGCTATCGGCGATTGTGGTCGCTCCCTCCAGGTGCCAGACAGTGACGTAGTCGCCCCACATCCCGGCCCGGTTCTCCTCGCTAGAGCTGACGTTCTTGCCGTAGTAGATCCAGACGGCGGTCGATGCGGAGAGCGACGGGATCTCGATCCAGGCAACGATCTCGCCCGTAGCCGGATCGTACCGTGCCAGCTCATGGTCTAGCTTGGTTCCGTCCTGGAGCTCGAACCGAATGTCCCAGCCGGACGAGCTCTTGACCTTCCCGCCGTTAGCCTCGCTCTTCAGCCAAGGGAAGGTCCCAGCAAATACGGCGTGGAAGTTCGTGTGCGGGCCGCCGGAGACCTTGCCCGAGGCGATCGTCAACTGGCGGCAATAGGCGTAGCCGTTCGTCTGGTTCGGGCAAGCTCCGAACGCAGCAGCAGCGAGGAATGGAACTAGGAGCCACCTCATGGCTGGATCACAAGAGCTACGGTAGCTGCTTTGATGTTCGACGTGGTGCCGGTGACTTCGACCCGTAGCCAGTCATCAGCCGAAACAGTCGTCGTCCACCCGGATAGAGTCGTATTCTTCACGTACTGGGCCCCTGAGAGAGAGCAAGTCCCGATTGAGTCTGTGCTACCAGGGAGGCCAGCGTTCCGCTTGAGCCATTTGACCGTCAAGTTTCCCGAGGTATCAGCTAGGATGATGCAAGCGGTAATCGTTCCTGAGTGAGGGACGACGATCCAGCGGGAAAGTCCGGTCGGGATAACGTTCGTCCCGTCGCCAAGGGAGATCTGGACGGTCCTCGGTGGCTGCGATCCTCCTCCGGAGACGGTCGTTGGCTGCCACTGGCTGGAAGCGGCATTCCAGGCTAGCACCTGTCCATCAGATGGCGCCGTACTGGCGACGTTCCTTCCTTGCAGCTGCCCAGCATTGAACGTCGTCGGCTTGTTGGCGATGTAGGACCAGTCGACGAGCCTCCAGGTTTTGTCCCAGGCGAAGAACTGGTTAGCCGACCCGGCCTGGATCAGAGGCTGCTTCTCCGCGTCTAGCTCGTTGATAGCCGCCTGAACGTTGGTAGCGGAGACGTTGCCGCTAGGGGTATTGGTGATCTGGCTGGCGTTGTAGTCGCCCGCCTGCGCAACGACAGCACCAGTCCGGCCGAACACAGACGTCACTGAGCCGCCGCCACCTCCCGAGCCAATGATCTGGGTCCAGGTGTTCGCAGCCGTGCACAGGTAGAGGTTCTGGCCTGGTGTGGCATCTGTCTTGAAGAATGTCTCCCCGACTGCGCACGCGGCTGGGAGGCTTGTTCCGGTCCTGTTCGGGATCGTAGACGCTGCTGAGCCGAACCTGACGTTACCTAGGACGGTGAAGTTGGCGCTCGTGGAAGACTGCAGGAAGGCCGACTGGACCTCGAATGGGGACTGGCTGATGATGTTGCCAGTAGTCGAGGACATCACGGCGTTCGATCCGTCGTGCCAGAGGTCAAACGCCTGGCCAAAGCCGAATGATCCAACCCGCAACTTGACTTGGGACGATTGGTGCCAGATGTTGACGTTCCCGGATGGCCTGAGATTGAGACCGCCTGGTGAGACATCAATGTCTGCATCCGAGCCATTGTAGGTGAAGTCTGCGTATGAAGTCCCGTCTGGCCCAACGAGGGAGAAGATCGCCGGTCTTCCGGCCCTTCCGAACAGCCTGAAATCTACCGCGTTCTCTCCTGCGTATGGCGGAGACACATCCCTGAGCGCGGCGACGGTGTTGCCACCAAGGTTGAACTCTATTGCTAGGTTCGGCTGGGCGGTATGATACCGTCTTAACCGAAACCATCCATCAACTCCCCCGTCTAGAAATCGTATAGTTCCGTTGATTGTCAGAGTGCCAGACGCCCAGGTGATCGACCCGTCGCAGGCAACCTGTCCCCTATTACCAGCGTAGAAAACCTGTCCGGCCGGACAGGAAGACTTGCCTTGACGATCCAGGGCTACTTGGGCAAGCACGGGAAGGGGCAGGAGAAATAGAACCAGACGGCTCATTTCACTTACAGTTTATCAGACGAACAGATAGTAACCGACCTGATCGCCTGATGCTGGAGGGGAGAAGAAGGTGACGACGTTACCGGAGCGGGTATAGTGGACCCCTTCTTGCTGGATTAAGCCATTCAGGAAGATAATGGCAATCCCCGACGACTGAGGCAGGATGAAAGATGTCTGGGTCCCGTCGGGGGACCAGAGGCCGTAGTAGAGGCGGTATGTTCTTACTGAACTCATGCTTCCTGGCGGCAAGGGAACCTCACCGGCAGCCGGAGCGGCCAGCGCCGGAGGTACTAGCTGGTACGTGCCCTCCTCAACTGTAAACTGGCTGCTACCGGAGGCGATGAGTGCTCCAGTTAGATCATACCAGAAGTCGAGATACTTTACATTCGGAGGCTCCAGGTAATCCGTGCGGTAGATCCTGGCAGGATGGATAAAAGAACCCCGTTCAACCCGGAAGGCTACACGGTCAGGAACACGGGAGAAGTTGTAGAGCCTGATCTCGGAACGGTTTACCGGCGGGGAGGCAACAAGGAGGACGTACCCAGAGAAAGGGCGGCCATCACCCCATTCTGGAGCGGAGGCTAACTCCAGTTGAGCGATGGCCGCCATGTGGCCCGCCGCTGGTTGAAACTCTTACAGCCCCAGGGACGTCGGGACGTCAATCTTCCGCAGGCGGTAGTTGGTCGAATCCAGAATCTTGGCGACGAAGGTGAACTTGTAGCTGATAATCGCGCCAAGCTTGCCTTCAGGGTTCGCCGGGCCGACCGGAGGCCTGCGGATGATGTTCAGCGTAAAGGTGTAATCCTTGCCGCGGGGGAGCTTCGGGCCGCGCCCCGCCAGCGGAATTACCGCGAGACCTTCCTCACCGGCAAAGTAGCACCGGTACTTGTTGGGGGTGCCGGTGACCACCCTGACGTTCGTGGACTCCCAGAGCTCGACCGCTTGATACTGGCCAGCAAACCCCCGGTCCTCCGGGCCGATGAGCTTTTCCGACTGAGTCTTCAGCTGCTTGACGATGTCCTGGAAGCCACCGGCCGCCGGGTCATTCCAGAAATCATACGCTACGAACGGGTGGATAATCCCGATATAGTTCCCGTTACGCAGCGGAGGAATGTTATTCCCGGCGAAGATGGCACGGATCTGGGCCAGGTCGGCCGCCTGCAGGTAAGTCCCTAGAGGAGCCACGTTGATCGAGGATGCCGCCGAGTCGACTTCGTTACGGATAATGGTGTCCACCGACAGCGCAGCCCGATACGCCATCCGTTCGGCAGCCGCCGTGACGATGTCATCAATGGACGTATCCACCAGAAGGTCGCTCAAGGTCATGAAGTCGGAGTACTGAGCAACCGTGGCGGTCACCGTCGAGGTCGTTAGCGACTGGCTGGACCCGGACGTACCCTCAGTCGTCGGCGTGGTGTTGGCCCCCAGTTCACTGTAGCGGAAGAACTGGATGGTCTTACCGTTGTTCAGGGGCAAGACCCGCTCATCCGCCAGCCGGGAGAACTGGAGAACCGCCCGGAGGGTGGACAGAGCCTTCCGGTCATAGTAGACCGACGCCAGGTGCTGAAGCGTCGACGTCCCCGTGGTTACAGCAGCATCATAAACAGGCATTTATGGCCACCTCTGCTACGAGTATACCATGATCTTTGCAAGTTACTTCAGAATTCCTTTCTTCCGTAAGAACTGTTCTAACTCGTCGTCGGTCATCTTGGAGACTTGCTCTAACAGTTCCTCGGTAACTTCCTCCTCTTGTACCGTAGACTGCCCGGCGGGAAGCTTAGGAGGAACTTCCTTGGTATCCTCCTTCGGCTTGATCCTGCCCGTCTGGTAAGCAATCCTCAGGGCATCCTCATAAGCCTGGCGCCCAGGCTGCCAGTTTCTCTCCGTCATGATTTCCTCAAGGACGGCGATATTCTCCTCAGTAGGATCAAACTCGGGATGGTCGTCCAGGAAAGCCTCCGCCTCCAGCTCCTGAACCCGGTTGATGAGGGCAGCCACCGCCTGAGCTAGCGTCGGAAGGCTGGCCGTCAGGGGAACACCGATCTTGGCGGCGAAGGCCTTATCGATGGCGGCCGCCGGGTCCTTCACGAACTCCTGGGCGAATTCCTCGTAGTTAAACTCGTTCGCCTTAGGCTGAGGCTTGGGTTGTTCTGTGAAGTACTCCTCAACAAACTTTCTAAGCTCTTCCTCGCTCATCTCAGCGAGTTTCTGCTTCAATTCTTGTCTCGTCATCAGGAATATCCTCCAAGATCTGTTTTATGCGGCGGATTACATAATCAAACCCGGCGAGCTCTCCCGCTGCTTTGAGAGCGTCGCCGGGGGACTGGCAGGATTTGATCCTCTCAATCAGCACCTGCCGGTCGTCCTCAAGGATCCTGAAGAGGACTTCAAGCCCAATATGCCCCTTGAGGTTCCTGAGGGAATAGACGTCAAAAGGCGTCATGGCGTTCTGTTGCGTAGAAGCTTCAGGATCTCGCGGGCGCTCTTCTCACCCGTCTCCTCCATTTTAGCCTGGGCAGAGGCCTTCACCTTGGCAAGCTCTGTCTGCGCCTTCATGGCTCCCATACGGAGACGGGTCTCAGCCTCAAGCGCCTTGGCCTGAAGCTGGGCGGCAAGTTCTGGCGGCGTCTGGATCATCGCGCGCTCCTCCGGTGTCAAGGTACGGAAGAATCTATAGCGGCGGCCGGTGCCTACGGCGTCCTCGAAGAAGCGCTCCCATTCGTCAAAGTCCAGTGCTTTGCCAGACCGGGCAGCCATCTCCAAGACATCCGGGTTGAATAAGAATTGGGTCACTGGCACCAGGAACATCGCCAGCCGCTCTCTGTTGATCACTCGCGCCGAGGCTTCAAGGCGGAAGCTTACCCGCGGCGGGATGGCTTGGCCTTTTACACGTAGAATTGCGTCGATCTTTTGGAGGATCGGAAGGAGGAAGTAATCCTCAAAGCGTTCAACCAGAGGACGGAGACGTTGCCCGATGGCCATAACCTGCTGTGAGACGCCAGTAGCTGTCCGGTTGGCGTTAGAGGGCGTAGGGACGCCGGACATCATCAGCTCGTTGACGCCGAACCGGCGGGCGGCGCGGGCCTCGATGAGGGCTTCCTCCTGGTATGCCTGGGCGGTGACGTCCTGGGGAACGATGAATTCGAGATGGGAAGGATCGGAGACACGCTCCTCCTTGCCAGGATAAAGAGACTGCTCCCGGGGAGTGATGGGAGCGTCGGCGATCCTTTTCCGGGGTGGGTTCAGGATCAGGGCCAGGTTGTCCAGGCGGGCATTCCTGATCCCCGTGGCATACTCCTGGTCGTCGCGGAGGGCCTCGGCGATGGACATACCAAATGGGCGGCCGGGCAGAGGAAGCGGCGAGGCTTTGACGTACGGGATGAACCCCCAGGGGTTCTTCTTGTCCAGTAGGAGCCAGCGACGGTTCAGGATCCACATAACCCGGTCCTTGGTCCAGCAGGCAAGGACTTCTACGTTCTGGAAGCGCGGGTCGCCTGGGGTTTTGCCATAGTTGACGTGCTCCCGGCGGAGGGCTGCCGACTGCTGGAAGACGATGTCATCGCCGGGATAGGACTCCATGACAGCCTTCAGCTGGTCGCCGGATGGTAAATCTACCATGTCTCCCAGCTGGATAAGGTCTTCAAGAGTCATTACCTTGCGCCGGAAGACAAACGGCGAGGAGTCTACGAAGGGCCCGGTCGCCCGGGGGTCCATGTAGAAGTCCCGGATATCAACAAACTCAACGTACGGCCGGTTCGTCGCCCTGTCCCAGCCAAGCTCTACCACGCCGTCGCCGTAGATGAGAGCCTGATGGAGGGCCATCTTCATCTGGACAACCGGCGGAGGCTCATCGATACGTACCTGCTGGACGAGGTAAGTGTAGAGCCTATCCCGGTACTCGGTGATCTGGTCAGGATCATATGAGTTATCGACGGGAATAAGGTCGAAAAAAGCAGGCTCGCGTTCGAAGAGGGCGGAGGAGACGACTGGGTAGATGGACTCTACCTGATCAAAGACCAGACGGGAGGAGATAGAAGCCCGCGGGATGTTGGTTCCCTTCCAGACGCGGGGCTGGAGATAGCCAAGGTAAAGCTTCTCGTTCTGTAGCCACCTTGGCTCAATGTGGGCTCGCCTCCAGGAAGCGTAGTAGTCGAAGGTCCTGATCGCGAGGATGAACGGGCCAAGGCTTTCTTCCGGGACCAGCTCGATAAGGCTTGGCATTCTGCTTTTATTCTACCGTAGCAGTCCTGTACGGTCTTGATCTTCCACGTCATTCAGGCCGAACAGCTCCTGCCATAACTCCGGACGGGTATGAGCAAGATGCCGGGCATAGTTGATCGTCTGGCCGTTGTCGGTCTTTGGTTCTACGGCGAAGTCTATCTTGGCGAGGAACTGATCGGCCAGGGTATCCAGGAAGTCCTTGAACTGGTATTTGGGGAAACGAGTAAGCTCGTTGATGATATGCTCTTTTACGTATTCAGGAAGCGAATCGGAGAAGAAGATCATACCCTTCTCGAACCATGGCCTGAGAGCACGGATCCTGTCCTCCTTGCTCTTATCCGTGCCTCGCTTGAGGAGGCTGAGCGGGAGGTAAGTATCCTGCTGCTGGGCTTCACGCCGGAGAGCCGGGACCAGGCCGCGTACGAAGCCTGTGTCCTCGATGATCAGGCGCACGGGGCGGTGGCGGATGACGGCGGAGATGATCTCCTGGATAAGCTGCTCCGGTTGCCAGCGGCCGAGTCTTACGTCGAGAACATAGCACCGCTGGAGCCTGTCCCAGCCGCAGGTGGTGATCACGGAGAAGCTGGCTGAAGGGGAGGAAGAATGTGCCGTGTCGACGGTGATGGTCTTATAACGGATCGGGATCCTGGCCAGCTCCTCGGTACTCTTCCAGTGGATAAACTTCGGCGGGAAGACCTGCTCTGCTTCGTCAGAGCCAACCGGGTCGTTTAGCTGCTGGGCGGCGAAGTGGACGCCCCGGATGGGATGTTTCCTGAGTTCTTCTAGCTGCTCCGTTGTGACTAACTCAGGAAACAGGCTGATCTTGTTGCCATTCTCGTCCAGTTTGAACGGGTAGTCTAAGTCCTTGGGCGTAAAAGTCTGGCCGCCGGGGACATCCCGTTCATAACAGGACATGAGGAAGATCTGGAAGGTGTGAGGAAGCCCGCGTCGTTCCTCCTCGCGCCACTGGTCCACCAGCTGCGCGTGCAGGTCGGCGTAGGAATAGATAGTGCCCTCGATATCGATCCAGTAATTCGGCGCCATGAGCAGGTTCTCAGCCATGGCGTAAGCTTCGATAATCTTACGGCATAGCTCCGGCCGGGCGGAGTTCTTCTCGTCGACGATATCCGTGAACTTCATCACGTGATAGTGCATGCCGGTACGGATGGACTCAATACCGGCAATAGATACGGAGGGGGCGGCAGTCTTGACGGTCCTGTTGGGGAGGTTAAACCAGGTGCTGGTCCCCGGCTCCGTGGGGCAGTAATCCGGGAAGTAATACCTGAAGCGTTCGTTGTGGTAGAAGTGATGCCGGAGGACGGAGAAGACAAACTGCATGATCTCCTGTGAGCCGTGGACCCAGAGGATGGTGACGTCGGGGAAGTTGAGCAGCCATTGGATCGTATGGGAGACGACGTTGAGGGTAGTCTTGAACCAGCCCCGAGGCGCCAGAAGGAGCCGCCGCCGGTAAGGGTCCTTCAGCACCTCCGCCGGGTCATGGGCCAAGGGCTTGTAGATGAACCCGACGTCTGGGTGCCATAGATCCTCGCCCTGCTCCGGGAACTGCGTCAGGAAGCGCGCCATCGGACTATGAACCCGCTCGACCATCCGATCATAGCCAAGCACCTCCCGCGCCAGGAAAAGCAAATCCCGCCGCGCCCGCCGCCGCACCCCAAGGATATGCGCGATTTCTGCTCCTCTCATCGCTTCCATCGTAACATGCTACTGGTTATGGAGGTTATGTAACTGGGTCTTGAAGTTGCTGAAGAGAGACTCTGGGGTAGCGCACCCTTAAACGGGTGCGCAACTTTTTCGTACTGGTACGCAAAGTTTGCGGGGGTACCCACCCCTCCCGTTTCACGTGGAACCTTCTTGAGGCCGCCCGTAAGTGATTGAAAATAAAGGACTTACGCGCCATGAGAGTTTGGCACGCAAATTGCTATATGCACGCGGCGTGCCAAACTGGGGCGGCGAGTTTGGCAACCTACGTGCATATTAAGCAACCCACGTACCAAACTTTGGCAATGAAATTGCTTATTGCAATTACCATGCCAGGGTTTGGCACGTAAGTTGCTTTTAAGCAATTCGCTTGCCAAAGTTCCAGGCAAAATAAAAACGCGCCAAGTAGCGTGCAGCTACTTAGCGCGTTAGGTTTGTTAGTCACCGCCTAGCCCTTACAGGTCATGTAAGAACCAGAGGAAGATCGCAAGCGCCATCAGCAGTATGGCTACTTCGGTCATCACTCTAACTCCTTTTCGCACACATAACACACAGCCGATTCCATGCCCCAGTCCCACTTCCATACAGGTTGTGGAACTTGATTGGAGTCAAAGTAATCAGACCATGCCATAGGGAACTTAGACTTGTCTACCCACGGTACACACCCACGGCAGTAGGTATCACCTTGGTAGACCCAATAGCGCACTGCCCGGGAACGCATGTCCCTTACATACTCCTCATAAGTTATTCGTTCTTCCATTGGTCCAACCTCCAGTCCGGAATGAAATGGTCGAACCATCCACTCCGGAGTGAAAGTACCTGGAGCACACTTGGCGCATGCTCCTTTAAGCATCGGACGCAGCGCCAAACTCTGTGCTCGTTGACAACTTGACCAAAAAACCTACTCACCCCATGGATGGGGCACCTAAGGTAACCGTCTTCAACTACGACTTCAGGCAACCTCATTGTTCCTCCAATAGTAGCAAGCTGATTTGAACCTCCAATACCCGTTGCTGTACCACAAGCCGCCCTCTTTGTGCCAATCCCCGAACAAACGGATTCTCCTATCACCTATGACCGCTACCCGTCCAGCGCTGGTGTAGAACTTACGACAAGCCTCTTCACCCAGTATTCGGGTAAGGCTGGCCAGCAAGCGAGTATCGCTCCATGGCCCAGTCCGATGCTGTTTGAGAACCCCAAGCACCCTCAGAAGGTGTAGATAGGATTCCCATTCGGACCAGTGACCGTTATGGGCCAAAGCTTTCTGTACAACCAGTTCCGAGTTTCCCCGCGGATAGGTTTCTACGGGAAAGGGGTGACAAAGCGATAAGCACACTTCCCCAGCACTTGCTAGCCTGAAATGGACCAGGAATGGAAGAGGCGCAAGTAACGCTTTCTCAATTATGTCCGATGCCTTCAGGCTTCTGCAAATGCGTACTTTTCCGTGCCAGAAATAGGCAATCCCCGCACCATGGGGATTAGCGCGGGCAGCTTTCTCGAGCATAGTTTGGTCAGGACGTTCGCTTTCAGCGACAATGATCAAACACATGTCACATTCCTCCATTCAACATCTTGGCGATATGTTCCACAACGATTTGTGTTAAAGCTTTCTGGTCTTCAGCCTCCAGTCTTCCAGCCCGATATGCCCATGGAAGCCCAACCGCAATGTCAGATTCTGGAAACGTAGTTGGGTGCGAAATGCTGAAAACCTTCAGCCCAGACGGCAGTTCGACGCCCGGGCCCGTCCAAACCAAACCCCTCCAATCAGCCAATCCGTACAAACGGACAACTTTGTTGAATGGCACTCGCTCAAGGATATAGTAGGTCAAATCTCTTCTCAATGTTGGCTCCCAGGTTTCCGAGAACTCCACGAACGTCTGTCTTCTCCATATGGAGGAATCTGCCAACCATCTTCGGAACCTGACAGCCCAACCACTCCCCCAGAATGGGGGAGCCATTATGCGAAGTTTGTCAATCTTCCTGGCAAGGTCAAAGTACCATTCGAGCCGTGCCGTCACCACTGGGTGAATAGGTAGGTCATAGACCAAACAGCGGATTACTTCTAGGACAAGTCCAAACAGCTCTTCGTTAAGCAGAATCAGGGCTGGTAGAGTACGATACTCAAATCCATAGGATTTGGTTTCCGTCGATTGCCTTACAGCGTAGGAACCTCGGACTCTCTTGCGGATTACGTACCATTCCCCAAGAACTTCATCGATGTCGCCGATAATGTGATTAGAGAGAAACGTGTGACAACGACAGGAAGCTCCTAGGTGTATGTGGCATCCGGTAGGATAGTTAAAGGTGCTTATGCAAATCTCGCCCGTAATCTTGGAGGCTTTCAGTATCAAGCGTCTAACTTCTTTCACAAGGTTGGAATACAATGCGAGTGGTACCGGGGATGGACGTAACTCCACAACTTCAGGGCAACCGTCAAGCCCTACGGGCTTGACTCTATCGGGATCGCGTACGAAATCGCCAGCGTACACGATTGCCCCATTTTTGACCAATTCCAACTCCGGGTCAGTACCCACAAGTACTACTGGACCATGGCAAGTTGGTGCCATGGCTCTAGATAGATAATAGTAGCCGCTCCCACGGACTGTCTTCCACTCATGAAGCCCGTAGCGGTAGGCTACGGGCTGTCTTCCCGTGTAATAGGTCAGCCCGGATTCTACTGGTTGGTGAAAGACTCTGCACCCTGGGGGAAGAGCCGTGATGTGCCGCTTGTCTTTTGAAACTGGTAGGACTTCGGTCCACTCAACCAATGGCACCATTTGGTGCCGTAGCCATAAATGCCTCCAAACAGGGGAGATGTTGGATCTCATCTCAACCTCCATGCCTCCAGCTTATTAAATAAAGGTAATCGAGTCAAGATCCTTTCCACTACAAACTTGTGGAAAGCGTGTGGAAAACCTGTGGAAAACCCAACAAACCTGTGGAAAACTTTGTAGACGTTGTCATACATGGGCCAGAAAAAGCGAAGAAAAGGGGAATAAAACTAGGCGAAAGTAATCCGTACGAAAAAGTGCATGTTCCAGCGTTGAAAATAAAGGACTTACTGATTACGGACTGCGGAATCCTATTTGTGTTTTCGCCTTTTCTTCGGAGTTTGTTCGCTTTAGCGCTAACTTCGCTTTTTCTTCGCTTTCTCCGTTTCTTCGCGCTTCGCCGTTTGTTCGCCTTTCTCCTTTTCTTCGCCTTTCGCTTTTTCTTCGCCTGGGGGGGGGGGGCTGGCAGAAATAAATTTGCCAAAACAAGGCGAGGCCCCCTAATGAGAGGAAATTCAAGGGGCCCCTATTTGAGAGGAAGTCAAGAGGATGGATAGGGGGGGGGGTCTCACGGGCCCAGTTCCCGTTCCAGGCGCGCCAGCAGCCGGTTGTACATGGCGTGCGCGGCTTGGCGGCTGATTCCGCGTTCTCGGGCGAATTCAGCTAAGGTGTATCCTTTAAGCACGCTCCGCGCCAGTAACTGCTGATCTCTCGGCAGGGCGCGGAGGACTTTTTCCGCATCTACGCGGCGGATCCAGTAGGGCTCGGGGTTGGTTACTGGATTCCTTGAGAGGTCTGCCACGTAGACCAGCTCGGGCCGGTAACGTTTCTGGCGGGCGCGGTGACCTCTCCACCAGCGGCACTGGCGTTTTACCCAGCCAAATTTGCCGGATTTGGCTGGGTCATACCTGCCGTACTGCACCAGCCAGGCCAGGAAGTCCTGGCGGCGCTCCTCGTCTTTCTCAAATACCCTTACGATCTCTATTACCTGTTTGTCCATGTTATGCCTCTCTGAACTCTGTCACCTCGTAGATAAAATCGCCGGTATCATCCTCCTGGCAGAGGAGCTTTACCTTGGTGGGAACGACTTCTCCCACGTAGATGTCATAGTCACCGGCGTATAACTTGACCTTGAGGAACGGAAGCCATTCTAGAACTGTCTCCTCATCAACGTTTGCACTGGCCCGGATGGTAAACTCGTTCAGCTCTAGGTCCGTTTCATACGCAATGGCTCTATTCCCGAAAGCCTCCGTGACAATGGGAGACTCGCTCCACCAGCCGGAGGCTTCCACGTAGAGGTACCCTCCATTCGCGAATTTTTCAGAGTAGTCTCCATAAACTCCGAGCGTCATAGGTCATCCTCCTCCAAAACCTTCCAGCAGTCCAAGCACAGGACTTCGCTGGTCGTGTAGACCAGGACTCCTGTGCGGTTCTCTTCATAGTCATACAGGTCTCCGTTCAGTTCATAGGAGACCTGGAACCTAGCCCCGCATTCCACACACCTTTCCTGCTTGCTCCTTGGTGGCGTAAAGATGACTCTATTCATGTGTTCTCCTCCTGTCCCTTGAATGCATCCTTCCAACAATAGACCTTCCCATCCTTGCTGATCCATCCAGCGAGGTCGAAGACATGTCCGGCGTAGTCTGTCTCCCGGATCAAGCCCAATAACCAGTCTCCCCACTGGTGCATCCACCGAACTAACCGGCCGCATTCAGCACACGGCTTTTCGTGGGGCCCCACATAGAGGTCTGGGTAGATGTGTTCGGCGATGACCTCGTTCGAGGCTGCCTCCTCTTTGGAATCCTCGTCTCCCTCCTCCCACCAGAGACGGTACTCCTTAACGTCAAAGAGTACCTTCTCCTGGTTGGTATGGGTAACCTGAAAGCATTCGGGGATCAAGGAAACGTAGTAATCCCCGTTGAGGTAGACAGGAAGCGGGCGCAGCCTGCCGTTCTTAATGGCGTCTACTACCCGCTGAATCGCTTCAACGCTAGGACCCTCCCCGCCCAGGAACTCCCAGACGATCTCCCAGCGGAAGCTGGGCCCCTCGTGCCAGGCGTAGTAGCGCCCGCGACCTCGGAAGTGGACGCCATTCACGTCCTTGTCAACTACAGCGACAACAGCGGTTTCCTCCATTGTTCCCTCCTCACTCCTCAAACCCGCTGCACCGGGCACAATACCTTGCCCGCCACTGCCGGTCGTACGAGCCCACGATGTAGAGACCCTTGTGGTCTCGACGGCATAGCCAATCGGACCACTCATGGGTCCACCGGATCATCTTGCCGCATCCGTGGCAGCGACGCCGGTTTGCGCCTACGTAGGTGGACAGTTTCTTGTCCAGTTCAGCGTCCACCCTACCGATCTTTGTCCAGTTCGCCCCACGCCGCGCCCAGGTCTCTGGGTCGAACTCGGGCGAGCCCTCGACAATGGTACGGTCGCCATCTTGATATGCCCGGACCATGAGGATGCCGCCCCCATGCGGCCATGCCTCCACGGGATGCCCGAACAGCTCCTTCAGGGCCTTCAGTGCCTCGCCCAGGGTAGGGAACTCGTACGAGTCCCTCCCCGCAAGTTCCCACTCGATAAAGACTCTGTTCTTCATGATGCCTCCTTCACTTGAGTACCTCCCAGGCAGTCTACACAGTAGTAGACCCACCGATCACGCAGCTCGCGCCGTCCCACAGGACGCAACCTACCACGGATCCGGCGGCAGAGGACATGCCCATACTCATGGGCCCAGCGGATGGGGCGCCCGCAGGACGCGCAAAAGCGCTTGTGGCGGCCTTTGAAGTAGATCAAGTGCCACTCATACCGGACGTCGATCTTCCCTACGATTTGCCAATCCGCTCCAGCGGTGGCCCAGACATGGGGAACGAACTGAGGCGAGCCTTCTAGAACCGTGCGGCCGTCATCGTAATACGACCGCACTTTGAGCACCCCGAATTCCATGTTGAGCTTTACAGGGTGCCCGAAGTACTGCTCCAGGAACCGGTTGGCATCGGCCCAACCGGAGAAGTGGTAGGTCTCGGGACCGATCAGGTCCCAGCGGATTGCGATGGGTTTCTTGGCCATCTCCAGCCTCCTATGCTTAATATAATGGGCCCCTGGAGCGAAGTCAAGGAGGAAGGCCAAAATTTTTGCATTGATTCTTTTTATGGCCGCCCTGGGGCCCATAAACGCTCTTTATGCGTTGACCGGCCGGAAGAGGCTGGTTAAATCTCTGTAGGAGGTCCTAATGGAACAGAGAACTCTGGCAGATGTGCTTGTAACCAGGGCCGGTCTGATCAGGGACCTGGTCCAGGCGATAGACAAAGAGTCCCCGGGGTTCGCGGCGTCCTCTGTGGACCTGGATCTTGACCGATGGAACCGGGTCGTGGACGGGGCGATCGCGGTGATCAAGGCCCTTCAAGACAGTCTGGAAGGTCAGCCATTCGTTGATGTAGCGATGGCGTTGATCCTGGTCTTAGGTATCGTAACAGACGTCATGGAGACCGTGTGGGAGGAGCAGCGATCCAAGGAGCTTAACTGAGGAGGTGTAACATGTATTTTTGGCTAGCTGATCGTTGGTCTGCCGCGAGGGCGCGGGCGTGGCGGCAGAATCCAGTACTACCATCCCGCGACGGCTTGATCGCGACCTGTCCCAGAGTGGGAGTCTACCTCCGGGGTGGCGAGCTGGTAACGGTTCCGGAGCTTTCTCTCACCCGTGATCAGATCCTTGACCTGGTTGCGTGGTGCGCCCAGAACCTTTCCACTACGTTCGACCCGCCTAGGGTAAATGACCGGCAGGAGATGCTCACCAAACCAGAGTTCCTGCCGGAGGGCTCGCCAAACCTTCCCCCTCAAGCTTCCCGGCTAGCACGTTATGTAGACGATGTCATCGACCGGATATACGGCCCGGTCTATGAGTCCCTTACGGAACGGTTCACCGGCCGTCCCTTTGGTTTTAGCTGGCAGCTTGGCGTGTGGGAAGTTGGACGGGATGCGATCCATTACTCATCTCGTTCCTATTGTGCTTGGTTTTATTCAGACGGCGAGTACTACGCCAAAGGCCGGAAGGGGGACGGTAAGTTGCATCGCGTTGCGTGGGAACACCGTCCGTGCGAGTTGGTACTGAGGCTATACCAATCCCTTGCACGTGGGGAGCTTGTACCTGAAGCAGAGAAGGTTTTGGTTGATATTGCTACCGAAATCGTTCCAATGAGAGCAAATTAAGGCGGAGAGTCATGGAGATGACCATAGCAGACGTTCTCGAAAAGCGTAGAGGCTTGTTCCTGTCGATGGTTGCTGCGGTTGAGAAAGAGTTGCCTGGGTTCGAGAGTGAAATCCGGAAGTTTGATGAAAAGCACTGTAGGAAAATCCTGGCTATGTGCAGGCGGGCGATAACCGCGCTACGGGATGGCGACGGAACTGAGCCGTCGATCGTGGACGCGTGTCTCTCAGCAATCCTGCAGTTCATGGCCATGTTGGAGGCAGCAGAGGCAATGAAGAATGGAGGACTAGATGAAAGAAAAGGACAAAAAGAACAAGAAGAACAAAAGGAAGACCAGGAGAGCCAGCAGGTGTGAGGTATGCGGTAAGAGCTCTCCGGTGATGGTCGCAAGGGTCCAAGGTCGCCAGGTATCAATGGTTTGTATCAGCTGCTACTGGAGTGGGGTGTAACATGGCGTGGTTTGAGATCTTCACCGTAATCGGCTCCTTCCTGGCCGGGTACTTCTGGCGGGAGGACCATCTGCTTGCCGGGATCGGTGCCCTGATTGCATGTGCTTCGGTGATCGGAATGGAACTCCTCAGGGAGGAGCGTGAGTTCCACCTGAAGCACCAGGGCCGCCGGTTCCTTGACTGAGAAGACACGCGGAGGTGGGGTATGCTCGAACTCTTCCTGCTCTTGGTCCTGCTGTACATCTTCTTCCAGGACTGGTGAGGTAGTAGCACGTTCTTGGGGGAACGTAGCAACAAATTGCGAATAGAAGCCCTAGGAGCGTCCGAACACCCCACCCCGCTACTACACCCTTTCCCACCCCTTCGGAAGGGCCTCTATCAGACCAAACTTTTCCGTACAGATTGGCTTAAGTCCTTTCTTTCCAAAGCCTTCTAGCCAAAACTTCAAGTGAAAAACCAGCGTTTTGTAAACCATTGAAACATAAGGACTTATGGGACGTACTGAGACAAATTCAGAAACAGCCTCCCGGAGGCCCCGTAAGGGGCCGGAGGGGCCTGTGAACGTGATGTCGCTAGGGGTTGCGTTCTGTAAAGCCGGGGTATACATCTTGTATAATCCCCGGCATAATAGTTACTCAAGGTAACAGTTAGCATTGACTTAATGTCGCCAGTAACTTATAGATACCGGTTTAACGTAACTGTTAAGCATACTTACTTAATGGGGGAGTACGCAAAATTTTCGTATGTTTACGGAGGGGCCGCTGGCCGTTAAACTATCTAGTAGGAGGTACGATGGAAGTAGTCATCAAGAACCTGAGACCGACGAAGGAGGACGGGATCTGGAGGTTTGACGTAGACTTCGGAGGCCTGATCGTGAGGGCCTGGACGTTTTCCGAGAAGACTGGCTGGATCCGGAAGCCGCGGGTGAGGGTGAGGGAAAACCTGTGGATGAGCTACGTGAGTGTCGGTCAAGACGTCTGGGACGCGATTTATCAGGCCCTGGACAAGACCTTCCGGGCCTTCGGGAAGGTAGTGAAGTTCGCTGAGTGGTCCAGCGAGGAGGCCGAGGACGATGGAGACGCCTAAGACAGGCAGCTTTGTTGTCCACGACATCAAGGTGGTGGTAGGCCAGCAGGGGCCTTACCTCCGCTTTGGCCTGCTGGTGAACGACGCGGAAGGGAATCCGCTGCTTGATGTACGAGGATTCATGTACTCGCCTGATAAAGGCGTGATCCCTCCGCTGGCTACCATCTCAGGCCAATGGCGCAAGTACTACAAAATCATCGACCTTTACCCCTTTCTGGAAGAAGCTCTTACACAAGTCCTCAGTGAGACGAAATTAGCCAAGGAGATCTGGGGTGAGCAAGGACGAGCAGAGGAAGCCGCCGCTGATCATTGAGGCGGGCTCGCTTGAGGACTACAAGCTGAAGCGGCTGGAGAATCTGCTGGCTGACGGGCATCCGCCGCCGAAGGCCATGGTCGAAGCGGGTATTACCAAATTCGACATCGAGCGGAATACCCGCATGAAGAAGCGGATCCAGGCGCTCCTTGAAAGGCACAAGGAAGCCGGGCTGTTCAACAGGAGGCTGAGGAAGAAACTGGCGCAGGCGCTGGCCATGGAGCTGGCCCTGACGGCGGAGAAGGAATCCACCCGGCTTGCTGCGCTGAATCTGCTGTACAAGGAGTTCCTCAGCTCGGGGCCAAGGGTGTCGGTGAACGTGGACGCTACCGGGAAGCTGCGGGCCACGGACGAGGCCGCTGAGCTGGTCTATGACCCGACGACAGGAACGTACAAGCTGAAGGAGGAACAGGATGACGACGGTCAGGACAACCCAGAGGGAAGTATGCCCTCTGTGCCAGGATCTGAAGAATCTGTGGGTGGTAGTTGACAGGAAGCACTACGTGTGCTCAGACTGTTATAGGGCGCTTGAGGATGCAAGACGACAAGAACGGAAACGGCCTCGCCGCAGCCGTAGCAGTTATCGAGTCATCCTCGTTAACTAGCTGGGCCGCCGAAGACGTGGCTGCCATGGTGGACCACGTCCTGACGGTCTACTACCCGAACGATCCCCTGCCGCTGATGGTCGAGGAAGAGCTCCAGTACGGGCCAGTGAAGGGAATCGTTGACCTTGTCTTCCCGGGCGACGTCCTCAAGCTAGTAGACTGGAAGACCTCAGGGAGGCTGGACGAAGGCTGGCAAGTGAGGCAGCGTCGTTCGAACCAGCCCCGGCTCTACGCAGCCCTTCTCGGCTACGTCCTTGGCTACGATGGGCCAGTCGTCGTAGAGATCCGCGGGCTAACGGTGAACGACGGACGGGTTTCCTCCCAAGTTCTCTCATTCCTCGTCAAGCCAGAGGAAGCCCGGCAGGTCTATGACCACTACGAGCAGCTCTATGCTCACATCCGCTGCATGGATGTGAAGCAGTCCTGGCTCAAGAACCCAGGAGGCTGCCGCTTATATGGGAACAGCTATCCCTGCATGTTCGAAGCTTACTGCTGGCAGGGAGGTGAGCTGGATCTTACGGCCGCGCCCACGTGGAGCGCTTCCTACTCATCCATCGAAGACTTCCTCCGCTGCCCGGAGCGTTACCGGCTGAAGCAGCTGACGGGGAAGGAGGATTCTTCGGAAGCAATCCAGATCGGCCAGGTCTTTCATCTGGCAGTTTCAGAACTCTACAAAGCCAAACTTATGGAGGAGAAATGAGTGTACTTGATGAACTGAAGCAGCGAGCCAAGCAGAAGGCATCCGCTGCTAAGCCAACCGTTCGCAGGCTGGATCCGAAGCAGGTGCTGCCGGTGAAACTAGCTATCTATGGGCATACGGGGACCGGCAAGACTTACTTCCTCCGCGGGCCCCTGGAGCACGGCGAGAAAGTCTTCGTCATCAGCACGGACTTTGGATCCAACGGCCTGCTTACCCTGCAGAACTACTACACTTTCAAGGACCCATCCAAGGCCTATGTGCTGGAGAATCTGGCTTTTGTCGAGTTCTCTAGCTACGAGGAGGTCGAGAAGTTCTTGGAGAGCCCGGCGCCGTACTTTGAAGACTTCTTACCAACAGTCGTCGTCTGGGAGGGCTTCTCGACCTTCAACGTGGACATGCTTGACGAGTACATCCTCAAAATCCCCTCGTCCATTGAGAAGGTTGGTGAGATGAGACACCTGGGTCTCCAGTCCACGCAGCAAGACTGGTATGCCGTCAAGCGGGGAACGGTACGTGCGCTTAGAAAGTTCCTCGCGCTGGCCAACCCGGATGGGTCTGTCCCGGACAAGATCCTTACGTCCCTTGAGTCTACTCCAGAAGTAGACCCGCTGACCCGTAAGGTTGAGAGGAGTTTCCTTGTCCATGGCTCCGGCCGGGCGCTGATCGGTCCTGCCTTCGACGTAATCCTTGAGACTTACAAGGAGGAAGCCGATGACGGGACGATCAAGTACTTCTACCGCGCCGAGGGAGCCTCGGACAAGTATACGCTGAAATCCCGTGGCTGGCCGCTTCAGCCGGTTGAGCCCGCTGACCCGGTCCGCCTCTGGGGTATCCTGAAGCATAAACAAACCAACAAAGGAGAGTAAAACATGGCACTTAGAATGGCAGAAGTCCCGGAGAAGCCGGATCTGATCTGTCTTGGTGAGGTTCGCGAGGTCGGCGAGCCAAAGCTGAGTGAGTCTGGTTCCCTGTATTACCTTCCAATTGAGATCCAATCCGCCCAGGCTCCAGATGCAACGTTCTACTTCCTGTTCCGTCCTGAATGGTTCCGGGCAGACTTTGACCCGTCGGTGCTTCGGCAACAGGATGAACAGGCAAGGAAGGAAGCCGAAGACCTGGGAGAGACCCCGCCGCCGTCACAGTATGCCCTGTACTGCAGATTCATCGCCTACCAGGGCCAGCCTGCCGCCCTCCAGATCCTGGCAGGAGACCAGTTCGAGAAGCTCGCCAGCACCTTTGACCAGATTCCACCAGACCAGATTACACCGGAGATAGTAGCAGCCGTCCTGCGCGAGTTCCTGGTTGGCAACGAGGTAGGATATATCCTCCGCCAGCGCAGGGACCGCGAGACGCGTGAGCTGACAGAATACTACGGAATCCACCGTCTCTTTCCCGCCGAACGTTACAAGGACTACGAGCGCCCGAATCCACGCCGCCGTCATCCTGCCGTCGTCACCTGGCTGGAGGAAGACTGACCCGTGCCCCTCCTATGCCAGGCCTGTCCTCTCTCGCGCCGGAGCCATGGGTTCTGCCCTGACTGGGTGGGGCCCATGGCCCGCCTTTTCTTTGTCCTGAAGGCTCCGGGGAAGTATGAGATCAACTTGAAGCGGCCTCTATCCGGCGGCACTGGCATCTGGTTCGAACGCCATTTACTCGAACCCTTCGACCTCAGCTGGGACGATATTGCCGTGATCAACGTTATCCGCTGCTACCCTGGACCGAACTTCCCAACGGGCGAGATCGGAAAACAGGCCGTCGCCAGATGCCGGGGGTTTGATCCCAAGCTTCCCCCTCTCACGATCGTTACTTACAACCCTGCCAACGTCTTCCGTGACAGGAACATCGTAAAGTTCCTGGAGCGCTCCGTAGACCTTGCTCTTTCCTTTGCCGAGCCTGTGACCTTACTCTGCGGGCAGGAAGCCCTGGAAACCTTCGCACCTGAGCTAACAGGAGGGCTTAAGAAGTGGCAGAGGCACTATTTTATCCGAAACCATTCGATGCGGTAATCTGGGACGAGTTCAAGGGAGGTCCCGTCTTCATCGACTTCGAGTACCAGGGAGACCGGCCGACGATCCTGGGGCTATGCCAGGGAGGCCGGGCGGCTTCTGACAGCTGGGGCGAGCACGCCATTACCACGCTCCACCGGCTGGAGGACTCCGGAGCCGTCTGGATAGGATACAACCTGATCATGGCCGACCTTCCGCTTCTTACCCGGACGCTCGGAAGGCCCCCCGAGAAGTACATAGACCTGATCCTGATCTATTACCTTCTGAACGCTGACCTGTGTAAGGGCGCCCCGAAGGATGAAGACGATGAGGAAAGGGGCCGCGGATATATGGACCTGTGGAGCATGGCGAGTCTTTACACGGACCTGCCTCAGTGGAAAGTCTGCCGTGGAGAGGCCTGCGACGGACCCTGCCCCGTCCATAACATCTTCTGGTACAACGCTCTGGATACTCTTGCCTTGGAGCTTGCGTATCCTCGTCTGCTTAAGGAGCTGGACGAAAAGAAGATTCCCACCAGCCTTTATGACCATCTTCATCGCCTGGCCCATGTTTGTTACGCCATGGAGCAGCAGGGAATAAAGATTGACTGGGATTACGTAGACAAGCTGAGTGAAAAGATCGAAGCGTCGAAGAATAACTTATTCCCCTGTCGCGAAGTATGGGAAGGAAAATCGGGCCGCCGCCTGAAGCACCCAAGGATTGAGTATGACGCCCCATTCAATCCTCAATCACCATCACAAATTCTCAAGTGGTTCAAAGAAAACGGTGTGGTTCTGGAATCCGCGTCGCTTGAAGACCTTCACCGGGCGGCCGAGAAGTATGCTTCCAAGACCGGCCCGTATGAATGGCTTGACCGCCTCATCCGCTACCGGGAAGCTGGCAAAGGTCTCAAAGCCTGGTTCGACCGGACGCATGCTGCCAAGGATGGGTTAATTCACCCGCGTTTTATTCCGTATGGAACCTCGACGGGACGGCTGGCATCATCTGGCCCCAACTTCCAGAACATTCCCCGTGTCGGCTGGGGGCAGGAAGTCCGCCGGGCCATCATCCCCAGGGATCCCAGCCTTCATATTGCCAAGGCTGACTACTCCCAGATTGAGCTCCGAGTCTGCCTTTGGTATGCCGGAGTAGAAGCAGACTTTGAGGACGCCTTCCAGTGGCTGGCTGATCAGGTAGGACGTCCATTTGAGCAGGCCGCCGCGCTTCCCTTCTGCGTCCATTCTACGCCCCGGGATGTAGCCAAAAGCGTAGGCCACACCTGCCTTACTCCAGAACATCAAGTCCTTACTGCTGACGGCTGGAAGAGGATTGATCTGGTGGACTGGAAAGACCGCGTAGCCCAGTGGAGCCCTGATAAGGGCATCGAATTCGTCCGGCCCCTGAACCTGTACGCTTATCAGGTCAACGAGACGCTCCTGCACATCAACGGGCCCCACTTTTCAACCATCTGTACGAAGAACCATTTCTTCCCAGTAATGGACCCTTACTACCGGCTTCATAGAGTCCCGGCGACGGTGGCAGTAGACTGGGGCGGGTTTATCACCTTCGTGGACAACGACTACAACAACCCGATCCAGATCCTTACGAAGGGCTGCTACGACGTCACCGAGATCCACTACCGCGGCCCGGTTTACTGCCTTGCTGTTCCGTCGAGGTACTTCATCGTCCGGCGGGGTGAGGTGGTCCACGTCACTGGGAACTCGAACTATGGAGAGGGTCTGGTCGTACTGTCCCCTTCTGACCTCGACAGGTCCAAGGAGCTTATCCGTCGTGGCGCCCTCAGGGTCTACCGGGACTGGGAGTACGCCGGAGGGATCGTAGGCTTCACGGGCGTCAATCTGGCCCAGCGTCTGTTTGGCAGCGCTAGCCTGGAGCACAGAAAGATGGCGCTGGACATCCAGGACCAGTACTTCCGCCGCTTTCCCAAGCTCAGGGAATGGCAGAAGGAAGTCTCCAGACAGGCTGAGAAAGGATACGTCCAGACAGCATCCGGCCGCTATCTGAAGCTGGAAGGCTCCCCGGCGGAGAAACTCAAGCAGGCACTGGCAGCTTTCGGTCAGGGAGGAGCAGCAGACTACTGCCAGGAAGCCATGATACGCTATTACCAGCAAGGGTATGTCCCGCTGCTCCAGGTGCATGACGAGCTGGTTTTCGAAGTACCGGCAGACATGCCCGACGAGGACCTACGGCAATTCTTCTCCCAAATGTCTGAGGAAAGCAAGCTGCTGAGAGGATTCCGATGCCCGGCGAAGGTAAAAAGAGGACCAAACTACCTCGATATGTGGAAGATTTGATCATTCCATCACGGGAGGAGGTAAAGCTGTTCGTCGCCAACGCCCAGACCATGGCTGTCAAGCGTGTGGATGACGACAGGATCGCCCGCTGTGCGGCCTACGCCCAGGTTACTGCAGAAACCTTCAAAGAGTTCAAGCTGTCCCTGGATGAAGCGGTGACCGCCCTGGTGTCGGCGGCATGGATGCTGCTGGAGGAGGAATGCCGAAGAACCGCCCAATAAGATTCCTGGCTTTTGGGGACCTCCACTACGGCTTCTCGCGGAAGGTCTCGCCGGAGGGGAGCGTTACTACGGCGCCGGTCCATAACGCCCCAGCCTTCCGGGCCATGATGGAGTTCGCAAAGGATTTTTCTCCCGACATCGTCCTCCTCATGGGGGATAACTTCGACATGCGCCCAGTGAACAGGCACGTACTCGACAAACCCAAGGAGCTGGAGGTCCAGCGCCTGGTTGAGGTTTACGAGAAGGGCTACGAGTTCTTCATCAAGCCCGTCCTGGAGCTGGCCCGGGAGGTCCACTGGTTTGACGGGAATCATGAGGCTTGGGTAGAGCAACTCGAGGCCCGCTACCCAGGCATCAGCGGGATGCTGGACCCGTTACGATACCTGAACCTGCGCCGCCATGTCTGCTATCATCCGTACGGAGAGCTGTTCAGACTAGGGAAGGTTTACTTCACTCATACCGTCACACGAGGGGGAGTCTACTCAGCCAAAGCCGCCGTGGACCGGGTCAGAGCGCCAGTAAGGATCTGGCATTTCCACACTTACCAGGTCTTCACCCAGCAGGCGCTGAAGGACCACGGTTACCAGACAGGTATCGCCGTCCCGTGCATGTGCCTTCGCGGGCCTGACTATGACCCATTCAAGATCAACCATTGGGTCAACGGGTTCCTTTATGGCTGGGTAGAGCCTTCGGGTGACTTCCATGACTATGTTGTGGTGATCTGGAAGGACAAGTTCATCCTAGAGGGGAAGCTTTATGACGGACGTAAGAAAGCTAAGAGAGCTTGACATCGTGCAGGTCTACTGGGTTGATGCCTCCTTCACGGCGGAGGAGGTTATCCCGGAAACCTGCGCGATCAGCCAGGGGACGCTGCTGGAAACGGTAGGCTTCGTGGTCTATGTTGGCAAGGAGTTCCTGACCGTAGCCATGGAGTATTCCCAGGAGACGCAGTCCTACCGTGGGGCATGTGACATCCCCATTGCTTGCATTCAAGACATCAAAGTTCTCAGAAGGAGTTGAGTATGGAGTTCACGGTATCCATCAAGTTCCTCCGATGGACCCTGTCCTTCTCGGTTGCGGTGAAGGTAAGCGCCGAGCCGAGGTCTGTCAAGGACAAGCTGATCGAGGCAATCCTTCATGCTGCTGAGTCTAGAGGAGCTTTATCAGAAACCGCTACCGGAGAGACCGGAATGGATTGGTAACGGAATCCTCCTGAAAAGCTCTATCCTTCTCATAGGCGGCGAGGCTAAGATCGGCAAAAGCCTGCTGGTCTTGGATATGATCGACCGTCTTGCGCGCGGGGATAAGGACGCGTGGGTGCCCGTGGTAGACCGTCCCCAGGCGGTTCTGTACGTGGAACAGGAGATCGGGGAGGTAGGGCTTCAGCTTCGGGTCAAGAGCCGTTACCGCTTCGGCCCGCCGCCGGAAGGGGTTTACGTATGCTCTCGTGACCCGGAGCTCTACCAGTTAGACAGGCAGGCAGGACGGGACAGGTTAAGGAGGCTGATAGACGCCACCCGGGCACAGGTTGTGGTAATTGATCCGATATCCAAGTGTTTCCTTGGTGAGGAGAACAGTAATACGGATGTCAACCGTCTTTTCGCAAGCCTGGACCGGGTGATGGCTGATTACCGTTCTGAAGGTCTGTCGCTGGTTTTAGTGCACCACTTTGGGAAGCCTGGCCAGGATCCTAACCAGAAGTCCCGTGAGAGACATTCACCGTACAACTTTCGGGGCGCGTCCAAATGGTTCGACGCCCCGGACTCGCTAGTGACGCTGGTGAAGCTGCCGAACCACCCGGGAGACTGGTCCAGGCTTCAGGCGCATTTTGAGCTTCGTCATGGGGCGCCGATTGAGCCGAAGATCCTGATCATCAAGGAACCCGGCTGGGTTCACGTGGCCGGTCGACCTCAGGGGCCGGGTTCTGGTCCATCGCAGACCCCAGCAGGATCCCGGTCAACAGTTGAGCTGCCCGTGCGGACTGTCCAGCACGCTCCATCAGGTTCACTACGGTATCCCCGTGGAGAAGGATCTTCCGTACAACTAGGCTTAGAGGTACGACGACGGATACGGCTTGACCGAATCCCATGACGCCTGAGGCCACTCCTGTCGCGCCCATGAGGAAGATCGAACGGGAGGCAACGTAGGAAAGCGCACGGGAGGACCCCGGAGTCCCTGGACGCAGGACCTCATCCGGGCGGAGACGGTTCATGATATCCCCAAGTTTGTAGAGGAGATCGGCTTTTGCGGGCCCCACGATAGCTTCCAGGTTCTCACGGCCGAAGTTGTCGAGGATCCGCTTGAACGTCTCGCCGCGCAGGATGTACCCCGTCTTGGCCAAGGTCGTGGACCGCGCAACGAGGCCTTCAATAAGCCCGGCAGCGATGGATGCCCGGACGTTTGGGTCGTCAACTACCGCCATCAAGGTCGACACGCGCGCAGCCAGTTGGGACGCTCGCTGGGCGTTCGCCTCAACACCGGATGGGATGGCGGATGCGACGATCTTCGACAGCGTCCGCCCGTTGAGAGACTTGTACAGGTCCATGGCTGCCTGTTTGCCGATTTCGTAGGCTTCCTTGGAGCCGATTCCTGTCAACCCGGCAAGCTCGGCGGCCTTCCGTCCCAGCTTCTTCAGCTGGTTGACGGTTTGGATGGTAAACTCCTCAGGCGAGATAAGGGACTGAAGGGTCTCCATCGCCTTGAGAAGCTCTGGGTCGCGCTTGTATAGATCGCTACTGATAACACGGATGGCGTTCTCCAGGTGGTCGAGCTCTTCGATATCAGCGAGGTTCAGCGCCCTTTCCAGTCCCCAACGGGCCTGCTTCATGGCCATCTCACGTTCAGCCCGGGAGCCACGGACGAAAAGCGCTTCACCGAAGGCTGCCAGGGAGGAGGGACCGGGACTCTCGGGCTGCAGGGTCGCCTGGGAGAGCGTCATCGGAGGGACCTTGCCCTCGGGCCCCTTGGTAGCCTCCGCGACCTCCTTGGCCAGATCAATGGTTCTCTTTCCTCGCCCACGTGCCAGCGCCCCCAGGAGCAGCCCCATGGCCGCTGGGGCGACGCCGTAAACCGCTACTGCCTCACCATCTCCAGCGTCGAAAACGGTCACCGGGACGCCCTTCATGAGCTGGTCAATTTTGTGCCCTGTGTAGGCCGACAACCCTGCTGCTAGTGAGGACCTCACTACGTTTGCAATCCGCCCCAGGCTCTTCGGTCCTAGGGCCTGGAACAGCCTCGTTTCAGGCAGCAAGGCCATTCCGAGCTGGCCTGTGATGAGCGCTCCAGCATGCTCCCGAGGTGGAGGGGAAGCCGCCCACGCAGCCCCACCGAGGAGACCTCCGATAGGCCCGCCAACCAGAGCCGAGGCTGGCGGCACGAACCCTGCTACTGCCATGGCTGCCGCCGGAGCGAAGCGCCACAGCGTGTCCATGGTCTTATCTCGCGCAGCCTGCTGCTTGACCTCTTCAGGAGCCTGCGGGAGCTGCTCGACGTCCGTCCCGCTGGCCCCGAAGATTTCTAGCCAGTTCTCTGGCTCCTGGGGGCCGATCGTCGGCTGCCTTTCTTCCAGGAATACTTTGGTCCAGTCTCGTTCAGGCATCTTATTCCACCACCAAGGCTACCGGGCGCTGTTCACGCCACAGGACCTGGAGTTTTCTCTTCGTCCTCTCTGAGTATACCCTGGTCAACCCTTGCAGGAACGTCTCAAGCGTCGGCAGCGGAGGAGGGGTCTCGTTCGCCTTGTACGCTGCGACGTAAACCTTGGAGTACTGGTCGATCATCTCGGCGACTGCCTTATCCAGGTCGAAGCTAGGGACGGACCCCAGGCCGAGGTTCGAGGCGATCTTGTGGGCCGTGATGAAATGAAGAGCAATGGCGGCCCTCAAGTAGGCCTCCGGAGAATGCCAGTCTTTCGGGAACTGTTGGGTATAGAACTCACGCTCCTTATCCGTCACCTGGGCGCCGGTAATGGACTTGACGAACATCCCGGCGAGCTGGGTGCGGACAGCTTCAGACGTAAATTCCTCAGGTCGAACTTCACCAAGAAACCAGCGTGTGATGAAACTGTCATCACCCAGGTACTTCCTGAGGTTCTTGAAGGGCTGAGTATAGCGTAGCCCACGGGGATCATGTCCCTTCGCATGCCACTGGATGTAGTTCTGAACCAGCAGCCGTAGCTGGTCCATGTTCTCCATGGCCTGAGGAAGCTCCTTGGCCGTTTGCTCAGACGGGATCCTGACAGCCTCCATAGGGATCAGCTCCGGTTGGATCTTCCCGGACTCGTCCCTTGAATACCAGCCAAGCCACTGGCGTCTGTTAACAGGATCCACCCAGACAGCAGCCTTGCTTCCGTCGGCCAGTATGATCTCATCTCGGACGTAGCGGCGCTCCTCAGGAGGCTTGAGCTCGTTACCCAGCTCAATTGCCCGCCGGGATACCTTAGCGAGCATTTCCGGGTTGTTCCAGAGAATGTTAGCGACCTCCTCAGCAGGAGTATCGCCGAAGAATTCCTTCACGGCCAGACGCCACCCCGCCCGGTAGAAGACATCATTGAAGTCCCCATTCCTGACAAGCTCCCACATGTCCTTGGCGAAGGGATTCTCGGCCTTGTCAGCGAGGAACTTTGAGAAGTCCAGCATCAGCCGGAACTGTTCCGGTTTGTCCTCATCAATCAACCGGAGCAGCGTCGCCTTGGCCAGGGCGAAGTCCCTTATCCTTCCAGAGAGTTCTAGTTTCGCCTGCCAGTCCTGGAGAAGCTGGGATTGGGCCAGCTGCTGGAGCTTGGAGAACCGGTCAAAGGCTTCCTGCTCGGCCTTCCGCTTCAGGTCCTCGTCAGCCAGGAACTCTTCCAGCGCCTGCTGCCTGATAGACTTGAACTGCCCGCCGGTGATCCCAGCGGCGAAGCCTCTGAGGGCGTCTGCCAGGATCTCCCGGGCCGGAGAAACGGACCTAGAAAAGCGCTGGTGAAAGTTCTGGATCAAATCGGACCGGGTGACGGTATCCCGCGTGATGTAGTTCCGCAGCAGGCTGTCCAGGAAGTCGTATGCCTGGGTATATTGCTCCTTCGTAGGAGGCTCCGGCAGCTTTGTCTGCTCCAGCTGCTGCAGAGACTCAAGCGCAGCCTTCTTCCGCTCCTCGGAGGACTTCACCATGTCCTGCCAGAGGATGGATAAAGCGTTCAGAGTGTTCTGAGTTCCCATTTGTTCTTACGTACCTTTCCCGCCAGCAGTGGAGCCAGTACCAGTACCGCCGGAACGACCGCTCCCGATCCTCTCACTAAGACCAAAGAGACCACCGCCGATAGCTCCGCCGATCCCTTGACCGATAGCGCCAAGGAAGGACTGCCACCAGGATGGCTTCTGGATCCACGCCGTAAGAGCCCTCATATAGTCACCAAATGCTGAAGCCTCGCCGCTGATGGTTGTCTCTCCAAGACCAAAGTACGGCACGCCCGTCTGGGTGATTCCTTGCCCGGCCCTCAGAACGTTATCGATGTACTGCTGCATCATCCCGATCTGGGTGGCTAGCCCGGCAGCCCAAAGCTGGGACTCTGCCTGAATCTTGTCCAGCTGGAATCCGGCGGCCTGGAGTACCCTGGCGTCGTAATTCCCAATGATCCTGTCAATGGTAGAGCTAATATCCTGTTGAGCAGCAATAGCTCCCATCAGCCGTTGGGTCTCCAGCCCCAGCATTCCTTGGGCAGCGCCGATCCCAGCCAGGCGCTGCTGGGTCACATTTGACAGCATACTGGCCCCAAGCTGCATGTTCTGGGAAGCCAGACGCTCCAGCTCTCCCAGCTGGCTAAGGGCAGCCTGTTCGCGGGCAACTGCCAGCTGCTGTGCTCTTGTGGCCAGATCTGCACCGGTAGCAGCGTAGGAACTTGCCGCCCGTGCCAGATCAGCCAACGCCGCCGCTCCGTAGGTCCTCAAGGCCGTCTGAGACTGCAGCTGTTGAGCAGAAAGTGTAGTCATCGCCCGCAGGGCTTCCGAGAACTGCTGGAACTTGAGCTGCTGGTATTCCTCCATGGCCTTGGCGCGGGCCTCAGACAGGGCCGCCAGGTAGCTTTCGGTCAGCGCTCCTTCAGCAGTGCCAGCAGCTACGGCCCCCGTCCCCAACCGCTGGGCTGCCTGCCGCTCCGCTGCCTCCCGAGCCTGCATGAAGGCCCGGGTTGCTCTCTCCTCCTCCCTCGCGCTCACCTTCTCAAGTGGCATGACGGCGCCGCCCTCGCCGCCCCGCTCGATAATCCCCATGATCTGGCGCATGAACTGGCGGGTTTCCTCGGAAAGCTGCGCGCCGCTTTCGAGCTGGTTCTGGATGGCGTTGTAGATCTCCCGCAGGGCGCTGGGCATCTCCCCGCTGGCCAGCCGCATCCCGGCAGAGAACATCTCCTGGGTCTCAGGCGTTTGGCCCCTGGACTCAGCGATCCTCCGAAGGTCTTCTCGCATCGCCCGCATGGTGGGCGTATAACCCATGTCCGCGAGAAGCGCCAGACCACGGCTGACCTGCGCCTGTTGCTCCGGGGTCGTGGCTCCAGCGATCTCATAGGCCCGCTCGACGAAGTACCGGGTGTCCTGGGTCATCCCCCGGTTACGGATGATCTCGTCAGCGGCCTCCTTGGCAGAGATCAGCGGGAGGATGATATCATGAAGGATCGGAGGGAGATCGCTCCAATCCTCGGTGACCTTTGGGTTGATCTCCTCAATCTTGCGGAGGAACTTGCCAACCTTGGGATCGATGGAGGCAAACAGCTCCTCCCAGCTGGCCCCCGCGAATGGCCTGACAAAGCCCTGCTCGACCATGTACTTGAACAGGGACCAGGCATACCGGAGGTGGGCGTCGCCTTCCGGGAAGAACTCCCGGAAGAGGTTAAGGAGTTCCTGTTTTTGCCTGTTAAAGGCCTCCTCGGCCCTGTCAATCTTCGCCATCCTAAGACCATTTTACCCCGGGGGTTTCGATGGATAAGGAAAGGATAAAACTCACCCAGGATCAGTTACTTATGCTCAGGCTTCTGGAAGTAGAACAGTCAAGGCTCCTGGCGGCCCTGGAAGAAGCCCGGCTAATCCAGCAGAACCTGGTCAACTCTATCCTTGCCAGTGCTGGTAAGTTCGGGAAGTTTTCCGTAGCAGTCGAAGGAGATGAACTGGTTCTTACGCCAGTGTCATCTGAACTCTGAAGTGGTTGGAGCCGACTCGGGCGAGCAGGTAGAACGCCGAGCCGTCCCACCACAAGGCTAACTCGCGGTCCTGTAGGGTTGGGCGGGAGGAAGAAGAAAAATATCTCGGCCTGAAGGCACCGTAGCCCGAGGTAGCTCCAAGAGTTCTCAGGATTACGTCATCCCCGTAGACATTGAAAGACTGGTCAGTTCTCACATAGTTCAGCACATAAGCGTAACCGGACAGGGACAGCGAGCTGCCGAAGATATTCCAGTAGCCGTCCACCACTAGTGAACCTGAGACATAAAGAGCAGAGCAATCCACAACTCGCGACGAGTTTACGACCGTGGTCCCGTTGATCCTAAGTGTGGTGAAGTCCCCGGCCCTGGAGGAGTCTATGACCGTACTGCCGCCGACGCGGTAGGATGGGGCCTGGATGTAGGAGGTCTGGACGGCCGCCACGACAGATCCTGAAGAGACCAGGGACAATCCAGTACTGCTTATACCACAGTAGTCGTTAAGACTGGAGTAGACGACGACAGAGCTGGGGGACATACGACTGCTGGGGTACCCTCCAGCCTGATAGGTCGAGAATGCACCAGGGATCACATCAGACCGCAGGTTATCAGACAAGCGACGGACCCGCAAGCCAATGACATCCGATCCCTCGGTGAAGTTGTCTATGATGGTCTCTGTATTGTTCCGTTGCAGGCGGAAGGAGACTCGCTTTGACGTGTCGGCAGCGTTGCTGAGGAAGACGCTGCCGGAGGAGTCCACGTAGAACGGGGCGTCAGCGGGACCGGAGCCGCCAATCCATACCGCCTTCCCCCAGATGCCGCGATAACTCCCATACTGGCCGATGAAGGCGATCACGTTGTCATTGTTATCGTAAACAAACGCCTGTCCGGGACCGGCGATGTTTACCCCGCCGATGTGCAGCGTCCCGGCGGTAATCTTATTGGCGGTCAGGCTGACGATATCCGCGTCAACGATCTTGATCCTATAAGCGGAGACCCTATCAAAGTGCTGGTTCTGGATGGACCCGGGAGAGATATCCTCGGGTCCGGCGACGAAGCGGTAGACGTTCACTGCTGCTGCCGGGCACTCATAGATGGCAGACGCCCGGCCATCCTTCATTACCGTCCGGACGTACAGGACGGCCACCGTGTCCTGGTCCGCCGTCACGGTGAAGGCTGCCGGAGGGTTAGACACGGAGGCCACCATGTATGGGTTTTCGTTCTGGTAAGCCGTCCGGCTGACCCAGACTTCGTAATGGTCAACGTAACGGGTATCCTCCGGCACGGTCCACCGGAGAACGACCTTGGAGGCACCGGAGGTAGGCTGGTAGCCAACGACCTCCAGGTTACGTACCAGTGGAACGGTATAGTCGTTCGGCAGCGGCGTCAGGGACGAGCTCATGTCTCCGTGCTCCTGAAGACCAAGCCGATAGAATCAAGCGCGAAGGGGCCGCTTCCCGAGACACGAAGCTTGACTCGGTATGCCAGCTCCTCGATAGGATACCACACCTGCTTGGTCGTGGTTGTCGGATAGAGATACGGCGGGTCTGTTGGCGTAGCTGTCTTGAAGCTTCCGGAGATCTCGTTTACCAGGTACTGTACTGTCGGGTTAGAAACAGGATCCTTCTCCAGGAGAACGTAAGAGATCCGGAAGACCCGCCCAGGACGGTTGACTTCGTTCAGCTGGTAGCCTGCCGGGACTCCCAAGGGGTTCAGCGTGAAGTGCCAGCTGAAGGGGCCGCTGGCGTCCTGTTGCGCGTCAAGCGAGAGGTAATAGATCGTCCCGCCAGATGCGATGACGAGGTCCCTTTGAGCGGAGAAGACCTGCCCCCAGCAGGCGGCAGTAGCGTTGATCGTCCATGGAGGAAACCAAATGTTCGCTGCCGGGTCGAAAGTATACACCGTCGCCTGCCCGGTATACCGATTGAAGAACCAACAGGTCAGCCAGTTGACGCCCCCGCGGCTGAAAGTGAGAAAGATGGCGTCGTGGTAGGTCAGGTTACGGATCTGGTCCTTCAACGGGAAAGAAGCGATCTGGGGGAAGCCTCCCGGCTCGAACGCGTAGATCTGGCCGTCGTTGGCCAGGAAGATCAGGGAGTTGCCCCAGGAAGTAGCAGCATGGGGATAGTTCGAGCCGCCAAGGCCTGTGTTCAAGAGCTTGACAGTGAACTGGTTACGGGACTCGCCGGAGAGCCCCAGGATCTCATCCGGCGTGAGGATGTACAGGAAATCGCGGGCCGGAACCAGGGCCTTCGCTGGCTGCCGAAGGAAGAAGTAGTTCCCCAGGACGTTGTTTGGTCCGAAGAAGCTCTCTTCTTTTACGCCGTTGATAATCTCCTCATAGCCGCTGAAGAACAACCGGTTACTGATGGCATACCAGATCCGGCGAGCAAAGTAGGCCAGGTTTGTCGACGGAGTTCCCGTTGGAACGTTCGGGGTATTCCCTGGAGGCGGTTCGTTAGAGATCTCCGTGGGGGAGATATCGAAGGCATCAAGCGAGGCGTCCGGCTTGGGGTCGTTGCCCGTAAGGCTGTTGTCTGCGTACGTAATGTTTGTATCCCCAGTATTGTCAATCTCTGCCAGCTTGAGGAAGGTTCCGCCCCCGTCCCGGGTCCTCCAGATGATGATTTTCGGGATCCTTGTGGTGTCGGCGTGCCCCCGGACCGTGATGACTGGGATCTTGTTGGTGAAAGGTCCCGTGTCGCTGGGCTGGTTTGCCGGGTTGAACTCTAACGGGGAACGGCAGGAGACATGTCCTGTACGGGATTTCCAGGAGTAAGCGTACTTCCATCCGAACAGAACCTGGACCGGAGACCCGGACGCCGCCCAGGTAGAAGGGTTCGTCCGGCGGGCAGGCTGAGTAGGTTTGTCCAGGCCCCAATAATCCGTACGCTCCCCGTCGAATTGAACGGTAGAAGCGCTGGATGGGTTGAAGCCCTTGATAAACACCCGCCCGTTGGCTACCAGGAACTCATGAGGGCGGGTAGAGTTGTGGATATTCCTCAGGTTGTCGATCTGAGCCCAGACCGGGGAAGCGGCGGCCGGTTCAATATACCAGACCTCCCAGGCGTTGGTGGAAGGATTGTACGCGGAGACAACCAGGAACTTCCGCTCGTCGTAGCGGACCAGGGCGGCCATCCGGTCGATCCTGCGGCCGGTGAGGGAAGGAAGCGAGCTGGCCACCACTCCTGGCCGCGGGCGGATCTGTCCCCCGTAGATGCAAACATTCAGCCCGTCCACAATCCGCGGATCCTCGGACAGCTCCTTCTGCTGGCTGTCGTACGGAAGCCGCAGGTCCTGGATCCATCTGGTATTAGCGTCCCGCACGGCGTCTGGCTACCTTCCTGAGCGCTTTTGCCTTCTCCTCGCGCTGGATGTCCTTGGCGATAGCTACCGCTTGCTTCTGGGGATAGCCCTCGTGGACTAGCCGCCGGATGTTCTCGCTTACTGCTTCCTCAGAAGCTGATCTGATCAATGGCATCAGGACGCCCGCTTGCGACGTTTAGCAATCCGTCGGAGCGTGAGAGCCAAGACGGCCTGCTTCTTGGTCTCCTTGGACGCCCGGGAGCCTTTAGCCAGAACCTTGCGCGCGTAGGCAGCTACCGTCATCCCAGCCCGCTCGGCCTTGGCCGTGAAGGCTCCAGGACGCTTGATTGCCTTCTGGATCCATCTGGTCTTAGCCGCCATATGCCAGTCCCTCCTCTGGATGTCTTAGAACCGCCCCACCAGCGATTCCCTCGGCGCGGGCCATATCCCGGATCATCTCCAGAAAGATCACCATCTCGTTCATCGCCTCCGCCGATTGGAGAACCTCCTGCTTGAATTTCCACAGCAGCCCCTGGCGGATGACATGAGCGAACATATCATCAAACGGTAACTCCTGGCTGGCTAGGTTCTCGTTGGTAATCTTTACCAGCCGCTTCTTATACGTCCCTGCCACCCACCAGTCCGGCGGGTAATAAGAGTCCGGAAGAGGCCAGATCCTGAAGCCGGACCGCTCAGGCAGATACGAGATCGCGCGAGGCCTTCCATAAGCATTGTACTTGGTAAGGTTCGCCGCGATTTCTAGCGGGTACAGAACTCCAGACTCATGACAGAGATACGCCTCGTGGATTCCCCAGAAGTCGTCCGGGATGTTGACAAGAGGTTCGTAGTAGTCTCCCACCCTGGCGATCAGATAGAACGGAGGAAGCTCGGCCAGGCTGTGGCGCCAGGGATAGCGGTACCAGATGATAGACTGGATCTCATCCACGAAGCGGGCCCCGAAAGGCTCCATGTGGATCTGGGGGTAGATCGCCGATAACAGGTCCAAAGCGTCCCGGCCCGTCATTTCCCTGCTCCTACGGCGAATACCCCAGCAGGACTGCGCGGCGTTACCGTCTGCTGGGACATAATCTGGAGAGCCTGGGCAACCCGGCCCCACTGGCCGTTTGCAGCAAAACGCCCGTCGGAGGATACTTGGAAGCTCCCGGCCCTGGGGTCCCGGACGAACTCCATGGCTTTAGCGATGAGGATTTCCTCCCACACCCATAACCAGTCCTTGGGCATGGCGGTGAAGGGGTCGTTGATGTTGCCCGAATCAACCCATGGAACGTTAAGCTTGTACCAGTACTCAAGGACTGGAGGGTTAGCATAGCCGTATGGCTTCGGAGAAACCCGGAGAGTAGAGCTGTCCGGGGTACAGACTTGCTCCGGGCGGCCACGGGAGGGCGGCTCCCCGAAGACCGGGACTACTGAGAGCTGGTAGACATGGTCCCCGTCGCGTAGAATGGCCTGCTGGATGTGAAGACCAGACGGGGCGTCGTACTCATAGACATCATTCTCCAGCGGAACCGAAGAGTACGTGAGCGTCCACGGCCATGGGCCCGCCAACCAGAGGAAACTCAGCGAGTCATTCAGCAAGCGGTAGAGGATCTCGGGATCATCAAGCGGAGGATTCCCAAGGAACCGCTTGGCGGCACTCAGGAGTTCCCCAGGCGTCGGAGCGGGCATCTATCAACCTCCAATAGCGTCGCCATGAGGGATCAGATCAGGCGGAACGGGCTCCTGGCCTTCCTGGGCTGGCATATAGAACGTCTTCGCGCAACCCATACAAACCAGGCAGATCTGCCCGGTACCACTAAGCCGCTGGCCAGCAAGACGGGATGTTCCATCCTCCTTCCGGTGCGTGCAGCGCTCCTGGAGCCGGTTACGGTTAGCCTCCTCCTGTTTGATGATATCTAACCGGTTCTGGATAAACTGTTGTCTTTCCTGCTTGCGTCGCTTGTACTCTTCCAGATAATCCCGGAGAAACTCCCTGACAGCCTCCCGGATCTCCGGATCTTCTCCGGACAAGGACACCAAAGCGGCAATGGTTGCTGGATCTAGTTCATTCTTACGCGGCATCTCACTTACAGTCTATCATGGTAAACTGTGATTAGGAGCCAGACAGATGCCAACAGTCGTAGGTCCTTACCGGTTCAAGACTGCAGTCAGCATCGACCTTCCGTCGATCAATGCCGGGTCGGCGACTGACGTGACGGTAAATATCGCCGGGCTAAAGGCAAATGCTCCAGTGATGGCCTGGCCCGAGAGCATCAACGCTGGGTTAGTCTGGACTGTTTACTGTGTGGCCAACGGCGTGCTGAGGATCCGGGTTGCCAACGTGACTGGCTCGGCTATCGACCCGGCCGCTGTTACCTGGCACGTAGTCCAGTTCTAAATAGGGAATTTCTCCTTGGTTTTCCCGGTCTGAGCCTGCCAGGACAGGCGGTCTCCCGTCCCGAACTTTCTCTCTACCAGCTCGGCGGATAAGTATCCAAGCTGGATCAGCCGGATGAGACAGGTTCTCCAGCCACGTTTGACCTCGAAGTAGGGTGCCGTCACGGGAGAGTTCCCTGGCTCCGGGTGGAGGACCTTCCGGTCCGCCATAATAGACCACTCCGGCATCCAGTCTCCTTCGCAAGGGAATAAGTACTCCAGCTTGTCGGGCTTTTGGTAGTAGATGCACGCCTTGGTAGGGTTATGCGGGTGGGGAAGGATCTTGATCTTGGGGTTCAACTCCGCCACCATCTGGGCGAACTTGGTGGTGGATAGAAGCCGCCCCATTTGGTGCAGCGGGTTGGATACCGACCTACTTGGATCTGCCGTTAGAATCGCCCCGCGAGTAGCGTTGTGGAACGCTTCCCAGCGTGAGGAGATCAATTTTTCGCTCAATTCTGTCGAGTCTTTCTTTGATTTCATTCAACTCCTCCCGGACGCTCTCGATGCGTACCTGATTCGCGGTAATCTGGTTCGTCTGGTTGGCGCGGTCAATGGCAGCCCAGCCAAGCAGGCTCAAAATGGCCCCAAGGAGGACGGGGCTGATCCAACCGTTTATCCCATTACGCCGTAGAACTCGTTCACCTGTTTCGAAAGCCGGTGGAATTCCCTTAACGTCTCTTTCCATAGTCTCTTCTCGTCAACGTGGAATGTACCCCTGGAGCGGTTCTCGTTCCAAAGCGTGGCCCATCTGGTCCAGGCGTCGTTGAAGGCCTGGCTTGAGACCACTACCAGGCTAGCTTTCCGGGCCCAGGAAACGGGCGTAAGGGCCAGAAGAAGCAGCCGCCTAGTCATAGGACCCCTCCAGGAACATGCGAGCTTCTTTCTCACGGCGGGCGACGAGACCCTGGACGAGCTCACCGCGGGAGTGGACCCACCGGCTGAACTCCTCAGCCGCTCCTTTGTAGTCTCCTCGGTTCAGCTTTTTGAGAAGCGTTGAGGATAGAAACGCCAGCACGCCGACGTTGTATACAAAGCTTACCAGAGCGTCGAACTGGTGCTGGTTAAGCGGGACACGGACGGCACTTTGGATAACACGTCCCAAGAACTCTACCGTTTCCCTCAGACGTCTCTCAGCCTCTTCGGGAGTAATCCGCTGGCTGGGATAGTCCGCCTGGGTTCCGTAGCCGATAGAGTACCTTCCGCCGTCCGGGTAGGCCTCCTCTCGGAACCCTTCGGCACGCTTGATGAACTCGACAACCTTCTCGGAAGGCTTCAGCACCAGACCCAACCCTCCCGGTGCTTCCTCCAGTGGCGTTCAACTAGAAAGGGGTTCAGAATCCCAGGCTTCCCCAGTTTCTTCTTCATCCGGTACCATAAAAAGGACAAAGCATGGTACGTCAGCGGAAGTAATCCCATCCCAGGATTCCCCTCGTCCACGTCCCATTCTCCAATCTCCTGACCGTCGACGACGTGGCGGATGATCTGGACCGCGAAAAAAGGAACCCTTTCCCGGAACCCATCGCGGGCCGTGTTTGTGCCTAAAGCGCGGTGTTCCTTTATCATGATGTTCCATGGGTCCATGTGCTCCTTACACCAGTCCAGGCAGCCAGAATGCCAGCCGAAGAAGACACGGTCGGGGAGTACTGTTAGTACTTCGACGGCAGGGAAGCCTACGTTCTTGCCCCAGACGGTGAAATTCTTCCCCGTTTGCTCAGCGAACTCCTTCTCCTGGTCCGGCCGCATGTCTACCTACATTATAGCCGGGGGAGCCTCTTATCCCGGTGGCGCTATGGTAGCAGCTGGACAGGGACAGCAGGTCAGCTCTCGTGAGAGTTTTCCACGGGTACCAGAGGACGGGGGCCATGACTGAGTAAATGGTGTCAAGGTTGTGGTCGAGGCCCACGGCATGGCCGATTTCATGAAGAAGGACGGCTTTAAGGTCTCTTGGGTCATAACCCCGCTCCATCCACCAGGAATAGAGCGTGATGTCTCCTGCCAGGGGTTCATAGGCGGGGAGGGGAAAATAAGCCGTGGCCATGGCCCGCTGGTGGATCTCATGGCGAAGGGTCATACGGAAGACTACTGTCTGGCGGGCGTTCTGGTCTGGCTCTTCATACCAGCGGACGACTCCTAGACGGCGGTATTCTCTGAGGACGTCCTGGATAACTGGGACGACGTGCCAGGGGATGGAGCTGTCGATGGAATAGCCAACGTCCTGGGTCGGCCAGCAGGCAAATAGGGGCGTCGGAGCCAGGGTAATGGCGACGGGAAGGCTTCCTTCGCCCACGGCCATAAGGACGCACGCCAGAGCTTCAGGAAGCCCTCCCATAGTGGTTACGGAAACTTGTAGCCTTTAGGAACCCAAACCCGGCAGTAGGCGATGGACCCAGGCTGCCCGATCTGGACTAGCACGTACTGCTTGCCGTTGTGCTCCACTTCCGTGCCAGCCGGGGCCGTGCTTCCGGCTGCGGCCAGGATCCCAGTGCCTGGGATCAGTTCAGGGCCGAACACGACTGGGGCCTCAGGATGGTTTTCCTCTACATCCCACGGGTCCGGCTTTTTAGGTACAACGGGTTCGCCGGTTTCGTATAGCACAATTTCCTTACCCTCAACTCGTACAGCAAGTGCCGGAGCGGGATCGGGATGAGGGATCTTGACGCGCTTGGCGCGCCAGTTCAACTCAACGTTTTTGTAGGCCTGCTCGTAAACTTGCGCGTTTCGTAAATTGATCTCAAGGGCCCATCTCTGCATCTGAGCGATCGCCAAAGCACGCACGTGCTCTTCTGTGAAGATTGCCGGGATGTCCGTCCCGTTCATGTCTGACCTCCTTACAACTGCTTTAGCCGGTTCAGACCGGAAAGGATCTGGTTGCCCACTTGATTCCAGAAGTCGTTCCACTTCACTTGGCCATCCATGACCATATTCGCCCAACGTTTTCCTTCCGGCGTCTGAAGCCAGTTCAAGAATGCCGTCCCGAATTCACAAATCCTGATTACGGCCTCAAATACAAGCTCAGTTTTCACCATCCGTGTCACCTCCCTTTTTGGGCGGTTCCGACAGGTACGCTATGTACGTATGCACCACCCACAAAGCTGAGATCACCAGGACCCCAATCAGCCGAAGTTTCTCTTCTTGGATCTGGCTTACGATGGCAATAGCCGCTGCCAGTAATCCAGAAACGCTAAGGTTGCCCATTATTACCCTCCACGGGCCGCCAGTCTCCCGGAAGCGACCCCAGTAAGAGTATATCACCAGAATCGATCTGTTCCGCGAAGTAGCTAGCAAACCAATCTCGGTCCTCCTGCCCGGCGATCCAGCACAGCGCCCGCCTACCGTCAGCCGATACGACCGGCACTGATCCAGTAGGCTCTGTGGCGTCGAAATCGAAGCCTTGCGGTGTCTCACGAGCCCACACGATTATCCCCTCAGGCGTGACGGCGATCTCTTTCCCATAGGTGCGCCAAGCCTGCTCGTTCCGGAAAACCAACACCAAGTACGGTGACGGCTGTGGCTCCTCGCTGTTTGACGGTTGGAAAGGGATCTCCTGCGCCCAAGCGACTAGCGGTCGTGGCCGGGACACCCAAGCAATCTGCCCGGCCTTGACAAGATGACCCTTCGGCTGCCGCAAGCCAGTCCGAGGATCGGGGTCGCCAAACCAGCGGCTGATCCGCTCCTCCCGCAGCTGGAGGCGACGTTGGAGCTGAGACGGTCTAGCTAGCTCCGCACGGATCGTCGCGCCAATCTTCCGAGCGGTAACAACCGAGACTGGCTCAGGCCGTGGCGCCTCTGCGGGCTTGGCCGTAGGAATATCCGGTTTGGATGGCTGGACCGGCTGCTGAGCCAGAACCGGAATCGCTAGCAGTAAGATTGCGAACCGCATATCACTCCTCCACACGCAACCAATATTTGCGCTCCTCAAAGACCCTACGCCAGTAAGCCAGTCTGGGCGACGGCGGGAACAACGTCGCGAACGGCGTGTACAGCCTGACCCATGCCCATTGCTCTTCTTCCGCTCGCCGCTTTAGTTCAGACCAGGACGCATCAGCATAGAGCGGCGGAGACTGGCACAGAGTCTCGCGATAACCCTCGACGCAGACACCGCGGTAGTGCCATAGGTAGTAGGCGATGCGGCGGAGGGCGGTTTGGGATTCGGCGGTCGACAAAGACCTGGAATATAGCGCAACCAAGTATATGCTGCCTTTTGGCGTAAAGGAACTCGAAGTCGGATGCGACCCGACTTTTATCTTCCCGCTAGTCTGTGAAACTGGTGAACCGTTAGAGCTGCCAACAGTGCTGACAGAAGACGGAGTAACGATCGTCCATGGACCAGTATGTACGCCAGTTCCGGTACTTGCAACCACAGCCCCTACCGTGCCGTATTCGTATCCGATTGGGACTACGTACGGTGCTTCTCCTGAGCTGTAGCCGCGTGAAACAAAAAGTCGTTTGTC